TGCTAGATGTTTTCAAGTCGAAGCCAATGCGCAGACCTTCGTACTCGAGTTCAACATCCGGGCGAACACGGATGTCCAGCCCTGTATCGTCATCGATGCCGAAGTAGCTGACTTCGACGGCACGTGTGGGGTTCTGTAGTAATTTTCCGGCCTCCGGATGAGCGTAGAGAGCAGACTGGATAGCCAGCGCAGTCTCGTACTGCTGGCGGGTAACCAGGATTTTATTGCCCGGGTTTTCACGCCATGCGTCAAGCAGCTCGTCGGCGAATACCGCATCCGGCTTGACGGATTTCACTGCCTGAATCAGATCCGCTTTGGCACCGGATACTTTCAGCGGTTGGGGCTTCTGTGCTTCCTGCGCAACGAGATCAGGATTGATGATTGCCAGTTGCTCAAGGAGCGCGTCGCGGTTGCCACTGGTTCTCACCTGTGGCGGTAGGGTGGCGTTGTATTCCTTTATGCAGGCCTTCATTGTAGAGGCGGTAAAGTTTTTATCGTCACCAACGATTCGTTTGAAATCGTCAGGTAACTCTAGGTACGCAACGCCAATTGCATCTTTGTCGCCGCCTAAAGGAACCGGTGCGGGCAGACTGGAGTTATATTCCTCCAGCAAAGTTTTGATCTCGTCAGCGCTTAACTGTGGCGTCAGGCTGGCGTTATATTCATCAATAACCGCCCGGATCGTCGCTGTCGTCGTGAGGGCGCCTTCCGGGATTTCAGGCTCAATACTGAACTCTGCATCCAGAATTTCAGGCTGTAACGCCAGTACATGTACCAGATTTCCCATGTCCAGAACTTTTGAACGTTCTTTTTTGATGGTTTTAGATACATGACGACCTTCGTAATACATCAGACTTACCCGTGCATCTTTTACCATTGTGGAGCTGATACCGTTGGCCGCATGATAAATATCGTTCGGCACGCCTTCATAACGGCCTGGTTCGAAGTACTCCGGCCAGGTGTATTGCGGTTCTGGCTTTGTTTCCGGCATTTCTGGTTCGCTGACGGTGGTTTCCACTTCCTGTTTTTCGCCATGAATTGATGACCCTTTCAGCAGTGCTGTAACGTCGAAAATGCCATTCGCCACTTTTGTTACTATTTCCGGCTTATTGGTCCGCGGGCTTGTCTCTGTCTTCACCCACTTCGGATCGTCAGGGGCGCTGATGCCTTCCACATATTCACCGCGCGCGGCTGCCAGTTGTTTACCAACATCAACCGGATTTTTGGGTGGAATGTTTTTACGTGCTTCGTGCAGTTCTGCCCGTATTTTCTGGTAGCCTGCTTCTGTCTGGCTTACTGGTGGCTCATTCTCCAGCGGCTGCGGGTCCGGATGATGTTCAGTTGTGTCCTGTTCCACTGCTTCAGGCGTTGCTGGTTCATCTGCCAGTTCGCCTGTCGGTTGCTGTTTTTCTTCATCACACTGAAATCTCCCTGCCTCAATATCCCGCAGACATTTGCCCGCCTGACGAAGCCTTGCTGCATTTTCTTCATGAGTTGTTGGGGTGTTATCAGGCACATATTCGTACCAGTCCGGATCGCGAACGCCATGAACGGCAAGAAAGCTTTCGCACCACGTCCGGCGAAGATCAGGATTACCGTTATGTACGGCCTTTGGCGCTTTGCGTACCAGGTCAATAATGGTCTGTCGGTCGTAGCCTTTGATGTCGGGAATAATGCCCACTGTCATCGACATTTGTTTCCAGTCTTCCCGGTCTTCGGCGATGATACGTTTTGCAAAATCCATTGCAGGACGCAGGTTATTCAGATCCAGCTCCTCACAGAAACCACAGGCGAGTTCATAGTTAATCGTTCTGTGTGTCGGTTTTTCGCTACGGCGTGGACGTTCTGGCTTATTTACCTCGTCGACAATTACTTTATGTGGCCCGGTTTTTTTAACGGGAGCAGGTTTATTCTTCAGGCGTTCAGCCCATTCCTTAACCAGCAGGCCGCGGTTAATGTGTTCAGCACTGAACCATTCCTTAAAAAACTTAATAGTGGTGCATAACTCAGGCACTTTTCCATCGACAGGAAATACCTGTTTATACGCATTCACTGCTTTGTGAATATCGTGCTCGATAGCTTTTTTGAACGGCTCTACATTTTCTGCTGCGAGTATCAGGTTCTGGACAGTGGTATTCTGAGTATCCATCTCCAGACACGCGATTCTTTTTCTGGTCTGTATCGACGTGATAAAGATATTCTCCATCGCCAATATACTGTGCCAGAACGCGATGGCGGAACGGCAGTGTCGCAACCACGGTCAGTTGAGGGTTTGCTGACGGGTTATGAGATTCCTGTATCCCGTTTTCTCCGGCAGGAGTGCCAGCACCGTCGGCGAGTTCTGTTTCATCTGATTTAACAGCAGAAGCTGCGCCGGGGATAAGTGTCAGGGTTTTGCCGTCTTCGCCACCGGGTTCGCGGTTTTCACAAAATTTAGTGTCAAATACACCCTCGGGCGGAATGTCATTTTCTACCGGAAAATGTACGCGTACAGGTCTGGCAAAATCAGCTTCATCAAATCCGGCAGCATCCATAGCCAGTTCGCCACGGGAGAGGGCGAGTGACTGCTTTTTAGCTGTACACCAGAAAAAACCGGCTTTAAAGCCGAGGCGTTTCCTGGCACTTTCATTTTTAACCTTGTAATAGAATGAATATTCTTCCTGCTTAATGCTCATTGTTTTTTAACCTCAGTTAAGATTAAAATCGTTTTGCCAGTGAAAATCCTCTCCGGGTGCTCACTGGTCATGTCTCTGGTGGTGGGTCTGGTCGCTCACCTCAGCATCGCCGGGATGTAAAGCCGGGGAAGCGCCTGCATTTAATGCAGGCTTTTTTCCTTTGAGGCCTCAGACATCGCCCGCGCAAAATCACTTGCAACAGACAAGCTCTTCAATGCACCAATAACCTCCCTGGGGACGTCTTTCACTTTGAGCAACATGGCTGCTGCGGCTATAGTGGAGTCCCATGCTCCTGTTTTTTCATCTGCATATGCAGTTATTGATTTATTTATTGAATAGCCATCTTCGTTTCTGCTTAACTCGTATGAATAGCCAATAACTACCGGCATATTGTTTTGCTCGCATATTTTAAATATACGGCTGGTGAGTTCTTTTAGTTCCTGTAATACTGCCGCATCAGGCGTTGTATTTTTCATTTTTATTTCCTTTTTCAGGTTGAGTGAATCCCTGCCATTGCTGGCATAGTTTTATTGTTTCAGTAAATGATTAATTAAAGTTCATGTGCCATCTGGTCATGGCTGGCACAGCGTTTACTGCAATATTTTGTTTTTTACGTGAAATAAGCGTTCCGTGCATATATATCAGTTCATATTCGTATGCGGTCTCTTCCGGTATTGCTTTCTGACAATATGCGCAGTTAATTAATGTCGGGTCTCCTTTCTGGGTGAGTAGAGTATAAATTTTACGAATCAATCCCGGTTTTCTGTTTATTGCAGTCTGCTGTTTAGCCGGACTGCGCATCCAGTCGGAACGAGGTGTAATGACAGGTATCATCGTTTTATCTTCTTTGCCTGTTTATAAGCGAATTTTGTTGGTGCGGTGCCTGGTGCCTCCAGGTGACGATAACCAGTTAACCATTACCGCCGACTACTATTTCCACCCACAACATGAAGGACCGTTATGTCTTTTTAACTGTGCCGCGTGCACTTAGCCGCATTCACCACACCACAAAATTCGCTTTAAAAAGGGCGGAAACCAGAAAGGAATGAACTGGTACCGCCAAAGACTACACACAGCAATGTCACGGGTTCCACTCGCAACCGGAAGCGCACTGTCGCAGTGGATTAAACGACAGACCTGACAAGGGAAGGTTCTGCGTAGTGCGCTTTCGTGTTGTGTGCTCCGTATCGTGGATCTGGAGGCCTGTAGTTTCACCACTTATGGCCTGGATGCGTGCTGGCTTACGTGCGAAATCAATCATCTTCTAATCCAAGAGCTATCCGTATTTCTTTTGCGCGGCTTTTACTGCCTGCCTCGACACCTTGGCTGTAAACGAAATGCAATAGGTTATGGATGATCTCCCAATCATCACGATCCAGCTTTGTTGAAAGCAGGCGTGAGACAATTTTGCCACTGGATTTCAGGTGAAATGCGGTGGTCTCTTCTTTGCCGTTGTATTTTTTATCGATGATTTCCATGACTTTTCACCTCATCCGCTTAACGCCCGGCGGCGGAACGTTTTATCTACTGCGCTTGTTACTTAACAACAACTGCCGTCATGTTCGTATGCCTCAGGCTGGCTACTTAGCCCGACTCAGCAGCGGGATAACTCTTGGTATTGTCCGGCTGTTATCTGGTCTGGCGTTGTCTCGATACATCAAATGCTCACATATCGTGAGTAATTTGTCAATATGAATTGTGAGCATTATTTTCTTGGTGGGATATGGATAAGCAAAAAAAATCCCGCATTTGCGGGATTACTAAGAGGGGAGGTTAGCTCAAGAGGATGGAGTATCTTTTTTATGCTGTCTGCTTCTAAGGTATTGTTCTACATACTCATCAATTTCTTTTAATCTGATTTCAAACAGATCAAGCATACGTGTTTGCTCTGATGCTGGCAGTTGATTAAACAATTCGAGTAGCTTTTGTTGGTTATCACTCAGCCATGAGTTGGCATTTTCCTGCTTACCGAACATTAGTTCTGCGGGGGAAATGCCAAGCACTTGGCCAAGCGTAATGGCATCCTCAGCTCCAATACTCCGCGTTCCAGCCTCGTAATTTGCAATGCGTGACGACCCCGACCAGCCACATAGCTTAGCCAGTCGTCCCATGCTTAATCCTCTGTTTTGGCGGATAGTTTTAAGACGTTCGCCAATTTGTTCTGCAATCGTTTTCATGTTTGGAATTTTATCACGCTACGTGAAATTGATGATACTCACGTATGTGTAGTTGACTATGCTCACGAATTGTGAATAATAAAATTCGGAGGTTTTAAATGAACAAAATTTCAACATACAGAAAGCAACTGGGGCTATCTCAAAGGCAGCTTGCGACTCATTTGGGATGGATACAGAGCCGTCTGGCGAACTACGAAGCAAATTTTCGCACACCCGGACTGGAGGAGTGCCGAAAAATTGTTGCCACACTTAACCATCTGGGATCTCGCTGTGTTCTTGATGATGTTTTCCCGCCTCATGTGAACGATAGCAGAACCATATTTGCGAAGGTGAACAACCATGATCACCCCTGAAACAGCCAGTCAGGCGTTATCGTCATGGCTGGCATATCTACAGATAACCCAGGAAACCGCCACGCAGCTGATCACCCGCGCATTCCTGGAGCAGCCGGCGCGACCGGAAATAGCGGTTCACCGTATCGAGCGTGACGACGGAACGGTGGATTACGACGCATGGCGCCGTAACCGGATAAACATTTTTCAGCGCTGGCGAAAACGGGAAACGGCGGAGCACTGCGAGAAATTCTCTGCACTGACCCCCGCTATTCTGGAGGCGATCCGCAAAAGTGCGCCGGAACTGCATAAACGAATAACGGCAGGGCAGAGCATTGAATATCTGCTTTCACAGCTTTTAAAAAAACCGCAGTGGCAAGCGCGGTACTTCTTGGCGCGCCGCTGGCGGATTTTGAGCGAAAGTGTGACGAGGCCATATATGCATTACAGGCGTTACGTAGCGGTTATCGCCAGCAGTACCAGAGACATGACCAGTGAGTAATTTTTTATGTTTTCAGATCGCCCGGAAAAGAGCGTAGAGAGGCTTTATGGCCGCACTTCCATACATGCAGCTTTACATCGCTGATTATCTGGCGGACACCATGCACCTTTCTGCCGAGGAACATGGAGCCTATTTGCTGTTGATGTTCAATTACTGGCAGACCGGAAGAGCTATCCCGAAAAGCAGGCTGGCAAAAATTGCGCGGGTCAGCAGTGAACGCTGGGGGGCTGTGGAAGAGTCCCTGAGAGAATTTTTCATTGATAACGGCACTGAATGGGTTCATGAGCGTATCGAAAATGATCTTGCTGCGGTCAGGAATGTTCTGGCGAAAAAGTCGGCAGCAGGGAAAGCATCTGTTCAGTCCAGAAGGAACAGGAAGAAAACGCAGGCCTCCAGTGGAAGTAACACATGTTCAACAGGTGTTGGTTCGGTGTTTAAACAGGAAGCCAACAAAAAGGGAACTAATAAAGATACAGATCTAAAAGAATTAAACCCCACACATAACGCGCGCGCGCGCGCGAGTGCTCCGGTTAGTCAGCCTGGAATTATGCAACAGCCTGTCGTGACTGAACCGGAATACCGGGAAGGCCTGAACGAGCCGATCGGGAAATTCTCAATGATGGATGACTGGCATCCCTCGCTGGATTTCCGACAACGGGCCGCCCAGTGGGGCGTTGCGTTACCAGACCCGGAATATTTACCTACGGAGCTTGTCGCGTTCAGGGATTACTGGACGTCGGAGGGAAAGGTGTTCACACAAATCCAGTGGGAACAAAAATTCGCCCGTCACGTAAACCACGTCAGGGCAAAGGCGAAACCAGCCAGCAGGGGAGAAAGCCATGCAGAAATCCAGCCAGACAACACCGCATCGCGGGCAGTACAGCAAATCAGGGCAGCCCGCGTGCAGTGGGAACGCGAAAACGGGATCGTCAGCGACGGAGACGGCTTGGCGACTCTGGGAAGTCATGGGGGAAATTTATTCGAACCGATGGACGCAGAAGAACGGCGCGGCACCTTCGAAGCTGTGGGTGGCCCAGATTGGGGCGATGACTGAGCGCCAAATCCGGCTGATTTGTCAGCAGTGTATGGAGCGTTGCCGGGCGGCTGAGACATGGCCGCCGGACCTGGCTGAGTTTATTTCGCTGGTTTCTGAAAGCGGAGCTAATGCGTTTGGTCTCACAGCCGATGCGGTGCTGGCGGAATATCGTCACTGGCGTAACGAGTCCTGGCGCTACTCCGGCAGTGATAAATATCCGTGGCCTCAGCCGGTTCTGTATCACATCTGCACCGAGATGCGCAGAACGGGCGTTGAGCACCAGATGACGGAAGGCGAACTGAAACGACTTGCAGAACGGTTACTGGCGAAGTGGACAAAACACGTCGGTAATGGTTTCAGCATACCGCCGGTACGCCGTCAACTGGCAGCGCCGCGCCATCCGGCAGGGCCAACCCCGGCACAACTGATGATGGAAGAATTCAGACGGCGTAAGGCGGCGGGAAGGCTTTAACCGGGGGGACTTATGAGCAGAAATTACACACCGGCGCAGAAAGCTGAAATACAGAAGCGCCTGACGGAACTGGTACGAACACACGGTCGGATGACGTTTGGAGAACTTCGGAAGATAACGGGGTTAACCATTTTTACAGCCCGCCACTACCTGGAAAAGGCGGAAAGTTGTGGGGATCTGTATCAGGCCGGGAGAAGCGGTATTTTCCCTTCGGAACAGGCTTTTCGGCTTTGGAAGCAGAAACGTGAAGATGCCAGGATTACCCGCTTTCTGAAAACGCCGGAAGGTGTGGTGAGTTCCTACGACCGGACCAAGAACGTTATCTGTACGGAGTGCCGGAACAGCGTGACGATGCAAAGGGTACTGGCATTTTATCGGGGAAATTACCGGGAGGCGAAATCTGCATGAAAATCGAATACCAGGAAGGAGGAGCTGAGTCCCGTCTGGTTATCACCAGTGGTTTCCTTTGGTGGAGAAAACATATCCATCTGGTTGATGAAATTTTGTTGCGTGCGCCGCAACTGCGGGCGGTGAGTGAGGGATTTTTTATCGTGACGACGACCGTCAGTGGATTTACAGCGGATGTGCTACGGGCGGAAATGATTGTTGAAGGTATGGGGTACAAGGTGATGAACGCCGAAATGATACATAACAGTTGCGTGGAGGCTGACAAATAGCTGGCGTAACACAGAGCGTTGAGTACAATTGCTGCGGGTGCTTGAGGCTGTTTGCCTGGAGCATTCGTGAAAGGCAGACAGAGAAAAGCCCCAGTTAACATTCGGCGTCTTGCAGGACGCTTAACATTAAACTGAGGCCACATCTATGCTCTACACACGTAGATTAGCCTCTTACGGACCGAAAGGTCAAGGAGAAGTAGGCTATGAAGCAGCAAAAGGCGATGTTAATCGCCCTGATCGTCATCTGTATCACCGTTGTAATGGCGGTGCTGGTAACGAGGAAAGACCTCTGCGAGGTACGCATCCGAACCGGCCAGACGGAGGTCGCTGTCTTCACGGCTTACGAATCTGAGGAGTAAGAGACCCGGCGGGGAGAAATCCCCGCCACCTCTGATGTGTCAGGTATCCTCAATGCACCCACATTCAACCCGCTCCGGCGGGTTTTTAATGTCCGCGAAATGAGCATGTCAAAAAATAACCAGTTATAAGATTATAAATAAAACACAGAGAAAATGTCATTGCACATGGTCAAAAAATAGCCGTATTAATTAATAATGATAATTAGTAGTCTCCTATATATTCATGGTGAGAATGAAGGTGCTTTAAAAATGCTCAAGTTCGTTATCTATGGAGACACCGTGAAAAAACTAAATAAAACATTCAATTGTAAATATGCTGTTATTCGCCGTGATGATATGACAGTAATTGCTGAAATGGATTTTTTTCCTGACTGCAACAGATCATTGATGTATCGGGATGGCCGCTATGTCCGGTTTCTGCCGTTGTTGCAAAATGACATCATGGGGAGCGATACCCTGATTAATGAGCTGACTATCAGGGCCGGTTATCATGAATAATCATCCTTTGGTATACTCGTCTGCGGGCTGAACTCCCAATCTACTGCGCCACCGGAGAGAACGATGGCGCATTTACAACTGGTCAAGCAAACCTCATCAGGGCTTCTGCTCCCGGCGACGCCGGAGAGTGGGGATTTCCTGCGCTCAGTAAAAATCGGTGAGTGGATACACGCCGATTTTAAGCGTGTCCGCAACTACGCCTTTCATAAACGATTTTTTAAACTCCTTCAGCTTGGTTTCGACTACTGGACGCTAAAGGGCGGCACGGTCACATCGCGGGAACAGAAACTTATCTCCGGGTTCGTTAATTTTCTTTGCGACTCCGCAGGCCAGGAATATATCCCGGCCCTTAACGAGGCGGCGGAACAGTACCTCCATAACGTAGCTACCCTGCGAACCGGGGACGTCGCCCTTCTTAAATCTTTTGATGCCTTCCGGGAATGGGTAACTGTTCAGGCCGGGTTTTATACCGAGCATTTTTATCCGGATGGCAGCCGCGGGCGCCGGGCGAAATCCATAGCGTTCGCCAGTATGGACGAAACCGAGTTTCAACAGGTCTATAAGGCTGTGCTGAACGTCCTGTGGAACTGGATTCTGTTTCATAAATTTTCCTCTCCGGAAGAAGTTGAAAACGTGGCCGCGCATCTGCTGGAGTTCGCATGAAAATGACATGGTTTCAGCATCCGGCGTGTACCACCGAAGAGTCGGATGAGCTGGTGAGGCAGTACCGGCGCAGGGGGGTAAAGACGGAGCGCAGCCTGAATCATGACTGTATTCACTGGACGGTAAGCGTCCTGTTACCGGAATTCGGGCATGTGCCAGTACGGAGGCGTGCGTGCTCTTATCTGAAATGAAAACCTACCGCAGTAAAAAATGGCTGGCAGCCGTCGGGCAGATTGAGTGTTGCGTGCTATGTGGCGCCTGGGGAACCCAGGTTGCTCATCGGAATGAATTAAAGGGCAT